CTTAAACAACCTACGTTTTTAGTAACTGGTACTACAGCTATCGTACTAGAATTGTTTATATTCTGTAGTTTAAATATTGAGTTTTCACAAAATATAAATAATTCGTTACGGAAACTTTTAATACCTTTTATTTGGTCTTCTAAAGCAATCGAGCCAGAACCAGTGCTAGTAAAATCTGTTGGGTCTAAAGTACCACTAAAAAATACAGTATTTAAATTATCTTCAACTCCAGCAGCTATTAAGTGTTTGTCATGTACTGTTACATACTCAACTGACTTTGTGCCGGTTACTGTTATTTCACCAGCAAAAAAAGTTCTAGTATTTATGTTAGCACCTGTGCCTTCCATTCTAAAAAAGAAAGGTTCGTTAGCTCCATCAGAAATAATTAATGTACCATAATCTGATGTTGCACTTTCAAACAAAGCAAACTGGCATTGTCCTTGTCCAGTTCTAGCAGCAACACTACGACCTGTAAAAGCTGTATGATTATCACCACTACTAGCAACACTAGCTCTATTTATTTCTAACCAACTTGTACCAGTCTGACTAAAATAAATACTTGTACCTGCACAAACAACTACACCATCGGCATAAGGTATTGCACCTAAGATAGTTGTTGAACCACCTGTAGGTTGTACAGCACTACCGCCACCAAACTTTGTAAAACCATTGATACGTCTGTAACCACCCTTGGTAGAAACTTCAAAGTTTCTTAGTTCAGTTGCTACACCGGGAGTTTTAAGTAAGTCAATAGCATTTGATGAAGTCACTAGACCTCCAGCACATGCTACTGTGTAAGGTTGACTTCTACTCATTTATTTTACTTTCTAGTTCCTCTACTTTTGCTGTTAGTTCTTGGATTGCTTTTACTAAATGTCCTACAATACCTGTAGTATCTACTGCCATATCTTTTTGTCCATCTGTGCCTGAAACTACATTTGGCATTGCTTCTTGTACCTCTTGAGCAATAAATCCTACTTTTGTTGGAGTAACATCATTTTCTCCCAGAGGTATCATATTAAATTTTCTAACCCTTAACTGTTTTACCTTATCTAGTGAAGGTTCGGGTATGTCTACAATATTTTCTTTTAAATCTCTATCAGAAACACTGCTACCTGCAAAGTAATAGTTTCCTTGTCCATAAACTCTAAATAAGTAATCAGAAGCCCAATGACTAATGTGAGCAAAGTTGTCATTAGACCCACTAGATACCCAGTGATAACCTAAGTATCCTGTATTTTTTGTAGAACCTAATTTTCCTACTGCAAAAAGAACGTTATTATTCGCAGTTGTATTTGGTGCAAAAAATTCTCCAACATGATTGAAAGCACTCGTTCCATCGTGTTCAACTGTAATACCTGTACTTGAGGTATGAACATCTAACGTACCACCCGGACTCGAAGTGCCAATTCCAATTTTACCAGCAGAAGTAATTCTCATTCTTTCTGATGTAACACCTCCAGAAGCCTGAGTATGAAAAGCTAAATCAATATCATCTGTACCGTCTTTTTTAGCTGTAACAGAAATTACATCACTACTTTGACTAAATTTTAAATTTGCTATTGAAGCAGCTCCTATTTGAACTCCACCAGAAGAATCAATTCTCATTTTTTCTGACAAAGTGCCATCTTTTCTTGTTAGAAAAAGTAAGTCTGCTGTTCTATTGGCAGTAGTTGAAAAATCTTCTATTGCTTCACATTTGATTGTTGCACCTGTAATATTGTTTGCCGGTGCAAAAACTACACTTGCAGTATTTCCAGTTGTAGCATTTGTATTTGTTATAAAAACATTAGTAGTTGTAGCATGTGTACTTCTTAAATATACTGCTTCATCACTTGAACTAGTCACATCTAAAGTTGTAGCTGGGCTAGTAGTACCAATTCCAACTTTTTCATTACTATCAATAGTTATAGCCGTTGCATCAGAGCTATCAGAAACTCCTGTGTCTAATAAACTTCTTGAAATTTTTGTTAGTGCCATACTAGTCTCCTAAAGTATTTTGAGCATCCATCATTTCTTGATAAGCTGTTTTAACTTCATCAGTCCAGACAGCATTACAGATAGCTTGAATTTTTGCATCTTCTCCAGAGATGTCAGTGTCTTCCCAAGTATCACCATTTTTAACACTTGGTTCTACAACATGTCTATGAAAAGAACGATTAAGTTCATTACCATCTTCTACTATTTTAGTAGCAGTTCTAACTTGTACTTGACCCATTTCAAGCACTTCAATTTTATCTACTACTGTTTCTTTTGTTATTGCCATTTTTTACCTCGTTAAAAGTTAAGCTGTTCTATAAAAAGCTTGAAATATAAAAAGTTGATTGCCACTTACTTTATTATATAAAATATTATTAGTCACCGATGAAGAACCTGAACCATCTATTCTATGAAAATATATATAGGTAGCATTTGCTGGAATTAAAGGACCACCAAACTCAGTATAATCTTCGTTATATGTGTATTGAATACTACCACCTCCGTATGCAGTTTGGTTAGCTGAAGTGTAAGGTAATCCACCTATTTGAAATTGATTTGTGTTATTTTGTGTATCACCAGCTAAATAAGCTTCAACCATTACTAACTGACCTATTTTAGTATAACGTGCTCCGTAAACTGATGATGCTGCAACTCCTGCAAATGTAGGTGTCCAAGTACCTTCTTCATAATCGTCTAATAAAGCACTAGTAGCTGAACTTGAGTTAATACCAGTCGGTGTACTTTGAAAATCAATACCCATTCCATTTGGAAATCTTAATCCTTCATGTGTAAATCTTGCTCTTTCAGCAAGAGTACCACCTGAGTCTGCTGTAGAAACATATAGTTCTCCATGTCTATTAGTATCTGCATTAGGAAAAACAGTTTGCAACATAGTTGCTGTTCCTTGATTTGTTTGAAAAGCAATCGCTATAGCAGAATCATCTGTTGAAGAATTATTTTTTAAAGTAAGTGCTACGTTTGCATCAGCAAATATACCACCACTATCTGATGAAATTTGAATATGTAAAGGAGCTGCTGGACTTGTAGTACCTATACCAACTCGTTCACTACTGTCTATAGTAATAGCCGTTGCATTACTACTATCAATAATTCCGGGGGTACTTGATAATTCTGCAGGTATTTTAGTTGTCATTCATATCTCCTAGTAATAAAGTCGGTCATCTACCATAGTTCTTGGGGTAGGATTAATTAAACTTGACTTCATGTGTTTTAATGATTTTTTGTAATCTTCTAAAGCAAATGCAGCTTGTTGTGGACTTTCTTTAAATTGCCACACATAGTATCTAACTCTAGCTGTAATTACATTACTGTATTGTTCGGGAAAAACTATTTCGTCACCAAAAGCACTTAATGCTGTTGGTCTATTAAAGGCATAAAAGTGTACATTATAAACTTTGTCCGGTATTGGACTTAATCCAAACTTTCTACTGTCTGGGGATTTAAATACATATCTAGGCTCACCATGAGCTTGTGTATCTGCATCATCTGCATTTTCTGAGTCTCTTAAAAATCTTCGCCACTCTTCAAGATTAATATGTTTTAACCCATTAGAAACAAACGGAGCTGACTCTCCAGAAACATTAATTGTGGTAATATAAAAATCATCCCAATCAATAGATGCAAAGTCTGTAGCTAAACTAGAACTACCATCTTTTAATGTGTACCATCTTTGTCCAGCTACTGTCGCAACAGTTGTATTACCATAAAACGGGTCTGTTGCTCCACTTAATCCTGCGGAAAAGAAGGGTAGCTGTGGTTCTTCATTTGCTACGTCAAAAATAGCTTTGTTTATAGAATCTTTAACAAACTGTTGAAAACCTACAGCACTTGCAAAGTTTGTAGAAGTTAGAGGAACTTCGTTTAGTTCTCTAAGTATTTCATTAGTTAAGTCTAAATATGTAGTTGCCATTATTTTTTATGAACTTTTTGTATTTTGAAATCTGCTTTTAATGAAGCACCCTTGTGTTTAACAAACTTTCCAGAGTGCTTCATTAATTTATAACTACCATTCGGCTGCTTCATCCAGTGATAACCTTTTGGAGCTGCAACTTTCATTTTAGTTAGGTTGTTGAACTTCCATAGCACCGCCCATAGCCATGCCAATTCTGTCCATGTTATTGTGAGGACCACCGTGTTTCATATTCTTACGAGCAGAACCACCGTACATCATTTTCTTTTTTTTCTTTTTGTCCATTCCGTACATTATTTTTCTCCCTTAGATTCTTCGTATTCGAATCTCATAGTATTGTGACCTACCATCTCAGAACATTTTTCTTCTTTCTGATGAATAGTTTCGTAATACATAATTTTTTCCATGTTATTCTCCTAAAAAGGAGGAGTCCGAAGACTCCCCCAATTATATTTAGTCTACTGTGTAGAAAGCAGATACTAAAGCTTCTGGTCTAAGGACCTTAGCTCCGTATACGTGCAATCCTCTTACAATATCACCGAAAGAACTAGGGTCTCTTAAAACCTCAGTTGAGATGATAGTTTGAGCAGTTGCAGTAGAAGAAATGTGACCGGCAAGAATCTTACCAGTAGCTGTACTAGCAGCAGCAACATTATTAGATTTGTACATGTCAAATCCTCTTAGTTTACCACTAGATACAAGACCATTTCTTATAGAGCCTTGACCTGCGTTAAAGTCTACAGACAATAACTTAGAACCAGATTGAGAAAGTTCATTGTAGAACGAAGGTGGTGCAACGAACCATCTTCCTTCTTC